ATCCCGAACCGTGCGGCCAACCTCATCCACCCATTTTTGGCCTGCCTGCGCACCCCCCTCACCCAGCCGCTTCACCGTCGCGGTCATCGTCGGATCCAACGCCTGGGAAACTTTGAGCGTCATCGTCTGCACCGGGCGGGTAAACCTGGACACAAACGACGACCCAGCCCTCCCACCGGAGGCCGCCGCGACCTTCTGCGCCTCCTGAAGCGGCCGTTCCACGCTGCGCTGCACAACACGCTGTGTGCGCGCCGCCTGCTCAGCGAACCCCGTGATAAAACTCGTGCCGCCACGCCGACCCGACCGGCTCGCCACCTCCGCGAACCGGGTGAACTCCCGCTGGGTAGCGCGGGTGGCCCGATCCAGCTCCCGCATCCACGGCCGCGTATCCGCATCCAGCACGACCGTGAGCTCTTCTAGCGTGGCCACCCGTCACACCCCTATCGTTTTCGGATCGTCCCACCAAACCGGCGCGTCAACTCCAGCAGCAGATTCCTCTGCTCCTGCGGGGTTTGAGCTGTGCGTTTCCTCCGCCCCCACTTGGGAACGAAGTCGTCTACCCGCCACCGCCGCCGCTTCTTGCCGCTCTGGAGCATGCTGGTGATCCGCTCCGCCAAAATCCCCACGAGAATGTCATCGCGAGGCTGACCGAGCGGGCCTGCCACCTGCTCATACGCTGCCCACGCCGTCAACTCGCGGGCAGGCATGCGCTCCAACATCTCGTGCACCGTGTAGCCGAGGTGAGCAGCTAGACGGTGGAGGAAGAGCCGGTGGGGGTTTCGGTGAAATCCTCAACCTCCTCCTCCACCGCGCCCTTGCTCATCCCGCTGAGCTCAAAAATCGCGTCCCTCAGACGCAGGATCGGCGCGGAGCTCTTCTCCCCGAGTGCCTTCACATCAGCCTCGGTGAAGAGGCGCTCACCCTGCTCGTCGACCACACACCAGGCAACGCACTGGATCGCGACCCTGCCAACCTTGTCGAACCGTTTGGTCTGGTTGGCCTCCAACATCGTCGACTCGATCAGCGACCGCTGCACAGCCGTCAACGGCCGCACCCGCACCGTGCCACCCCATTCGGGGCATTCCACGTCACGGGTTTCGAAGTCGCTGGCACCGAGAATTTGGTCGCGACCAAGAAGAGCCATTAACTTGCCTCCTCAAACTCCGGTTTTCCGGTGACCTTGAACGTGAACGAGCAGCTCATCGCGTCCTCCATCGGGAACGCCATCCCCATGGCGGTGATGAACGCGCGGAAGTTCCAGATACCGCCGGGCGGGTCCGGCAGCACGATCCGGTAGTTACGCGGCTGCGGGTCAGCGAAGTCGTCCTGCAGCACGTTGTGCAGCGCAGGGTCGTAGCGGACCTCGAAAGAGACCTCACCACCGTCGGAGAGGCCACCCACCCACTCGCGGAAACCATCCGGCGACTGGTGGGAGGTGACCTCGATGGTGTCCCGCTCCTGTTCGGGACCGGAAATGTCGGTGGCCTCACCGATCAGGTCAAAAGTCTCCGGAGTGCCGCCGTCTCCGCGCTCGAACCGGGTCCCGAACCCCGAGTAGCCAGCCATTTTCGTGGACCTCCACTCACGATGTGCTGTGTGGACGTCCCAGGGATGGCGGACCCTCCCAGACCCTGGGACCCTGGGAGGGCCCTTCCTCCGGTGATCAGCCGGAGGCGTCTAAACCCCCACCTACGAGGGCGGGGGAAGCTGTTCAGTGTGGAAAGCAAAGCTGACCGGCACGTGCCGGATCAGCGGGTCAGGGTCACGCATCGGCCGCGCATCCACCAACCTGACGGACCACAACCGGTGGCCCTCCAGTTCGATGTCGTTCTCCCTGTGGTCAAACAACGTGGTGAGCTCGGCTGCGATCTGCAGAGCCTCAGCGAACCCTCCACGGCCCCTGGTCCACACGTGCAGGGTGTGCACCACGCGACGCCCAAACCGGCCGTGCACGTTATCCGCAGTCTCGGTAGCCTCCCCCACTGTCACAAACGGGTGCGGCTGGTCCTCAGGCACGTAGTCCCACACCGGCACCGACAAATACTCGTTGCACCGTTGCACCACGGCCTTTTGCACAGCAGCGAGCGCCGTGGCCGCGGTCGGGGTAATCCTGGTCACCGCCACCACCTCCGCCCTCGCTTCTTCTGCTGAAGCGCCCGGTTCACGTGCTCGGCCACCAGGTCAGGCCAGATACGACGCATCGCCTCCACCGTCGGCCGCACATACGGCTGCGCAGCCATCCTCGATGTGCCGAACTCGACGAAAGCGGCGTAGTCGATCTCATCCCCCGGACCGAACCGCACAGTGGGACCCCGCACCTCGTGCCGGATGCTGTCACGCAGCCGACCCGTGTCCACCGGAGCCAGGCCCTTCATCGTGGCCTCACCCATCCGGCCCGCCTCACGAGCCGCGGCCTCGGTGCCCTCCCTCACGTGCGAGCGCATCATCCGCAACCGGTCTCGCAGGCTATCGACACCGCGGATCTCCACCACCATGCGGCCAGCCACTAGGACACCTCCCCCGCAGGCTCGGCCTGAAGGACCTCGGTGTCAAGCCGCAGGTAGACCGCCACCGAAGGCCGTATCGCGGCGACAACACGAAACACCTCACCGGTCGTCTCGTCGACCAGCTCATCACCGCGCCGCACATCCTCACCCGGATCGCAGTACACCGGCTGGGTCAGCTCGGCCTGGCCCTGCTGCGGGCCCACCTGGGAACGCGCCATCACCCGCTCCAACGCCGTGGGCTGTGGGACGCGGGCAGCGATCACCCCGAGACGGATACGCTGCTCATCCAACCCGCCCATGTCGTTGCGGACAGTTTCTGTCCGATAGTGGGCGAGGGCACGGTTCCACAGGTGGCCCAGCATGGCAACGCCCCCCTTATTCGGCGTGGGCCTTGTGGTAGGCGTCNACCACATCCGANGGCAGACTGCCGCGCGCCGGAACTTCGAGCCCTTGCTCCTTGGCCCACGCGCGGATCTGCGCTGTCGACGCCCTCGGATGCTTCACGCTTTCCTCAACTGGCTCCGGCTGCTCAGAGCTGGTAGCAGCCGACTCGCTCACAGGGGACCGTTTAGCGAGCTCCACCTCAAGCTGACGCTCATACTCGGCGCGCAGCTTCGCCTCAATCTGGCGTCGCTCCCGTTCCCGACGCTCATGCTCCAGCTGCCGCAGGGTCTTACGTGTCACCGGCTTATCTGTGGGCACCCACCGCTTAGAGCGGCGCAACCGGTCCAACAGGCGCCGCCGTGCGGCCGCCTCATGCTCCGCAACCGCCTTCTCCTCACGCGACCCCCACACCTTGTGCGGCGGGGCGATCTCCTCCGGTGTCGCGTACTCCACGACCCTGCCGGTCATGGTGTTCTCAAATCGGACAGGCAAGCTAATCGTCTCCCAGGTAGTAGCCGACGTAGGGGGCGGCCGCAGCATCATCCAGCAACCGTTGCGGCATGTCCCCTACGAGCGTGATCGTGCGCACTGACGGGATGTCCATCTCATCCCTGATCAGGTCCTGTTCTTCGTCGGTGGGGTAGAGGGGGCGCGCCCCCGAGTACTGGTAGTCAGCGATCCGCTCCGAGTTGACCCCGGCCGGGTTACGCACCGCCCGAGTCACCATCGAAAAGATCACCATGCGGATCGGGCCGGGCACATCCTCGCTAGTCGCCTCATCCAGGCGGCCCTGCGCGATCCGACGCACCACGTCGGACGCGTCCGCAAGAAGCGCCTCAGCCTGGGCGCGCTCGGCGCCGGTCAGGGTGCGGCCGAGCCGAGCCTCATACTGCTCGACCGTCATCAACGACTCGGCCACGGCCGCACCTCCCCTCCTCGCACCAGATGGTCAGGATTCGTCCTCCACGCCGAGGACGACGACACGGTCGGCGTCCACCAGCTCAGCGCCCGCATAGATCGACAGCAGCGACAGGGTGGATGCGGTGGCCGGGTCGACCATGAACACATGCCGCACCGACAGTCCCTCTTCGGTGATCACGGCTGAGTCGATCGTGCCGGGGATCATCGGCGGGGTGAGCGTGCCGAACGCGAACGCGCTGGAGTGGTAGGCCAACGCCTTGATGCCGGTCAGCCGCGGGCTTTTGACCACGATGAACCCGCGGTACTCGCCGAGGATGCCCTGCCGCAGCGCCTCCGTGGCGACCTCACCCTGAAAGTCGGTGAGGGTGACACCATCCGGCGAGGTGAGCCGGGCCGCGAACCGCGGAGACACGGCCAACCACCGGTTCTCCATTGGGTTCTCAGCCTCGTCCAGCAGCGCGTTGGCGTCGGCAATGACGTTGTCGAAATCGCTGCCGTCGGGGGTGACTTCCTCGTCGATCGGCAGCGCGTTCATCACGCTCGCGAGCTGCCGCTCGGCTCCGGCGACCACGGCCCGCACCTGGTTGCGGGTGACCTGCCTGCCGAAGTCGACGATGTCCAGCGACCGCTGGTGCTCGGTCACCCGCGCACCGTCGTAAATGTGGTCGATGCTGAAGTCTACGGGGATCTCGTCGATCTCGGTGTAGTCGAGGTTCGCGCCCCGAGGCTGGATTTTCGCCTCGCGGGGCACGGGCACGCGCAGCGTGGTCTCCCCACCCGTGGGCGGCGCCACATCACCGGAGGGCACCTGCGACACGGTTTGGGTCAGCGACAGCTCAGCCGACAGCAGGTCCACGGCGAGCGTCGAAATCGACTCACTGGTAACAAACGCCACTGGTTACTCCCTGTTACTCGTGGAGACCACGCCTAGCAGCTCACCGCCGCCGCCTGCCCGTAGAGGTGACAGCCTCGAGAATCTCTCTCCTGCTGCGGCCACCGAACAGTCTCTCTTCGTCGCTGTCGTTGGTCGCACCCCCTCGGAGAGGTCTTTTCTCGCGCGGCTTCGGCTTGGGCGCAGGCTCCCGCCTACGGTTGAGACCGAACAGGGCGACCAGCTCATCAGCGTCAGCCTCCAGCTCCTCCCGGGTCTCCCCCTGGAGGCGTCGCGCCTGGTCCAGCGTGAGCCCTTTGGCTGCTGCCACCTCAGCGATGAGCTGCTGGCGTTTAGCCCTCGCGGTTTCCTCGGCCAGCCGCTTGCTGGTCTCCCGCACCTCGGCGAGCTCGGCCGACAGTTGCTTGATCTGCGCAACGATCGGGTCCTCGTCCTCGGTGGTGGGCTCACCGCTGGTCTTCGCGTTCTTGCCCTTGGTGCCCTCGGCGAGCTGGGTGCGGAGGGTTTCCAGTTCTTTGAGCAGCCGCTGGTTTTCGGCGTAGTTGGCCTTGGCGCGCTGTTCGTTTTTGCGCATCTGCGCCTTGTACAGCTCCGCTTTGGCCCGCCAATCGACGTCCTCGCCGTCNCCNCTAGTGGGGGTGCTGCTGTCAGCGGTTTCAGCAGCGTCCTCGCTGTTGTCGTCGGCGTGCTCGGTGTCGGTGCCCGTTTCGGGTTCCTCGGTGGGCTCTACGTCGTCGCGCTCGGGTTCGGTCTCGTTGGTCTCTGTTGTGTTGTCGGTCATGTGCTCCCATTCCGGGATGCTGTGTGTGCCTTTGCGGCACAAAAATCTCCTGTTAACAGTGTCACCACCATTCCGGCAGTGTCACTCTCTATCAGGGATGATAGCTCAAAGAGCATTGTCAACCGCTTGACGATAGCTTCAGAGAATCAACAGGGGTGTGGGAGGACAACGATGCTCAACCCAACCGAGGCCGCCGAAAAAGCCTCAGAGCTCTACGAAATCCGCAACAGAGAACGCAAACGCCTAGACACCATCCGCCTCTACCTGCAAGGACGACCCGAGCTCACCTATCTGCCCCCCGACACCCCCCGCGAGCTGCAGGCACTCGCGAAAATGGCGCGTGTCCCCCTCATGAAACTGATCGTCAACGCCACCACCCAGCAAATGTTCGTGGACGGCTACCAATCCGCCGACACCGAAGCCGCCGATACCATCTGGCGGGAAATCTGGCAGTCCAACCGGTGGGACAAGAAACAGATCCCCCTCCACAAGTCGACCGCCGCCTACGGAGTCGCCTACGGAGCCATCCTCCCCGCAGCCGACGACGACGCGCCTCCCGTCATCCGGCCCCTGTCAGCCCGAAAGATGACTGCCGCATACGGCGACGACGACGAATGGCCGGAATACGCCCTAGAACAACGCAAAGACGGCACCTGGTGGCTGTATGACGACACCGGCGTCTACGAGCTGCGTAGGCTCGACAAACCCGTGCGCCGCCCCGGAAAAACCACAATCGTGTTCGAACAGGTTGGATTTACCGAACACGAACAAGACGTGTGCCCAGTAGTCCGCTACCTCGCTGACGAAGACCTCGACGACCCCGTGCAGGGCGACATCGAGCCGAACATGACCCTGCAAGACCAGATCAACCTGTGCACCCTGCACCTGTTGGTCGCCCAGCACTACGGCGCGCACGGCCGCAAGATCCTCATCGGCAAGATGATGGAGTCAGTGGAGAAGCAGCTGAAATCGTCGGCGTCGACGCTGCTCGCTATCAACGCGCACCCCAGCGACTTCGCTGTGGAAGAGCTGTCGCAGACCCAGCTGGACGGGTTTATTGCCGCGCGTGAATCCGCTGCCCGGTTCGCCGCAGCCATCTCCCAAACCCCCACCCACGAACTGCTCGGCACCCTGTCCAACCTGGCCGCAGCCAGCCTGGTGGAGGTACGCGAATCCACAGCCCGCAAAGTCGCTGAACGCAAAGTCATGATCGGCGAGTCACACGAACAGCTGCTCGGCCAGGCCGGCACCCTGCTCGGCATCCCCGTTGACCCGGCCGCCCGGGTGCGGTGGAAGCGTCTGATTGATGCGCGCGCCGTCCAGTTCGTAGAGCTGCTCGGCCTGCTCGCCGAGAAACTCGGCGTCCCCGAGGAGGCGCTGTGGCAGGAGACCCCGTTCTCGGATGCAACCGTGGCCGAATGGCGCGCTATGGCAGCCGAACAGCAACCCGCCAGCGTCACCCCGGTAGAAACCCCGACACTGGTGCCGCTCACCGACGTCACNGCCCCCACCGACGACGACNNCACAGAGNTGACTACCAGTTAAACCCGGCTACCGCGATGACCTCCCGCTGCTCGGCGAGGTCACGGTGCGCCACCATGTACCGCATCGCATCCATGCCGTGGTCATCGTCCTTGACCGGCTGGTCTTTTTCCCTGCCATCCCGGGAGCGTGACCAAATGTAGCCAGGGATCTCCTCCACCGTGCAGGTGGGACGCCGCGCCCCCTCCAGCTCTGGGTCGCGCTCCACCAGCGCACCCCGCACGAAAAACAGGCGGGGTTTACCGTCCTCGGCTACCCGCAGCCGGGCCTGCACTGCCTGAATCCCATCAAGCACACTCTTGTGCGCGGGCGTGGTTTCCACGCCGAGTTCACGCTCCAACACGGCACGCCCCTCAGCGTCATGATCACACACGACCGCGGCCGGGCGGGGCTCCAACCAGCGGCCATCCGGTGTGGTGACCTGGTCGAGAATGTCACGGGCATGCTGGTCAACAGTGCGCCGAGTCCGGTAGATCTCCCGGTACAGGTAGAGACGCCCATCCTCGTCCTCAGCCCACCACTGGGCAACGAACGGGTTGGTGAACCCGAAGTCCACGCTCAGGTAGCGGGGCCAATGCTCAGGAATCGAAAACGGGTCGACGACGTGCACGGCCTCCTGGAACTGGTCGTAGACCATGCCCTCAGCCGCAGCCCACAAACCAAGCCGCAACCTGGCATGCCGCACCCCGGTGAGCCTGTCGAGTTTGCCAATATAGTCGCGGCCNCGNTCCGTGAGCGTCCCATCAGAGTTGTAGTAGACAGGGTTGTCCTCATGCCGACTGTTGATCAGCCGGGTCAGCCC